GGTACTCGGCTCGGAAATGAAGCTGGTATCCTCGCAGTTCGACAAAAACGATAAATCCGTGCAGGCTCTCTCTTCCCGCAATCAGGTGCTGAACAAGGAGATCGATGCACAGAAACAGAAAATCGAGACATTAAAGGCGGCGCTCGACAACGCCGCCACATCTTTCGGCGAAAACGACAAGCGTACACAGAACTGGCAGATTCAGCTGAACAACGCAGAAGCCGCTCTGAACGATATGGAGCGCGAACTGGAGGACAACAACAAGGCTCTCCAGGACGCAGAGAACGGTTTTGACGAGGCGGGCGATGAAGCGGGCGAGTTTGCCAAGGAAGTGGACGATGCCGGGGACCAGACCGAGGACGCCGGGAGCAAGTTCCAGAAGCTCGGCGAGATCGCAAAGACGGTCGGCAAGGCAATGGCCGCCGCTGTTGCAGCTATCGGCGCGGCTGCGGTCGCTGCCGGAAAAAAGCTGTGGGACATGGCGAACGATGTCGCTGAAGCCGGGGACGAGATCGACAAGATGTCGCAGAAAATCGGCATCAGCGCGGAATCCTACCAGGAATGGGACTATGTGTTCCAGAGGTGCGGCACGGACGTCAACAACCTGCAGGCGGGTATGAAAACGCTCTCTGGCGTTATTGCCGATGCCGGGAACGGCTCGTCCTCCGCTGCGGAAAAGCTGGCGGCGGTCGGTCTTTCCATTGACGATCTGAACGGCAAGAGCCAGGACGAGCAGCTTTCCATCGTAATCGCCGCTTTGCAGGACATGGAGGCGGGCGCGGAAAGAACCTCTGCCGCAACCGACCTTCTCGGACGCTCCGCTACGGATATGGCGGCAGTCCTCAACATGACCGCCGAGGAGACGGAAGCCTTAAAGCAGGAGGCGCAGGACTACGGCATGGTCATGAGCAACGAAGCCGTGGCAGCCTCCGCCGCTTTCGAGGACAGCCTTACAAAACTGCAGGGTACGCTGGGCGGTCTTAAGAACCGCATGGTCGGTGAACTGCTCCCCGGCATCACGCAGATCATGGACGGCCTTTCCGACCTTGTGGCCGGAAACGAAGAAGCAGGGGAAGAAATCAAGGACGGCGTGACCTCCGTCATAGAAACGGTGTCCTCCATGATACCGCAGGCGGTTCAGCTGATCTCCACCATCGCGGCGGCTGTGCTTGAGAGCGCGCCGTCCATCATTTCCGCTCTTGCGGAGGGCATCATCGGGGCTATCCCAACGCTCGTGCCTGTCGTTTTGCAGGTCATCACGGAACTGGTCGGCGCTCTCGTGACGCTCCTTCCGCAGATCGTGGACGCAGGTATGCAGATCATCGTGTCGCTTATCCAGGGCATTGCCCAGGCTGTGCCGACACTTATTCCACAGATGGTGCTTGTGGTGACGCAGATCGTGCAGACGCTCATTGAAAATCTGCCGATGGTGCTGGATGCAGCACTTCAGCTGATTATGGGACTGGCGCAGGGCATCCTTGACGCGATTCCTGTGCTGATCGAGGCTCTGCCAGCCATCATTACAAGTATCGTGGAGTTTATCGTGGGTGCTATCCCACAGATCATCGATGCCGGGATTCAGCTTCTTACTTCATTGATTACGGCTTTACCGCAGATCATCCAGGCGATCGTGGCGGCGATACCGCAGATCATTGACGGTATCCTTACCGCTATCCTCGGCAGTATACCGCAGCTGATTGACGCGGGTGTCCGTCTGCTGGTCGCTCTGATACAGAATCTGCCGACTATCATAACCACGATTGTGAATGCAATACCTCAGATTATCACGAGCATTGTGAATGCGCTCATCGGGAACATCGACAAGATCATCATGGCGGGCGTTCAGCTGTTCGTGGCTCTGATAAAGAACCTGCCACAGATCATCGTGGCAATCGTAAAAGCCGTACCGCAGATCATCACTTCCATCGTGAAGGGCTTTGCTGGAGGCGTGTCACAGATGGCGCAGGTCGGTCTGAACCTTATCAAGGGTATCTGGAACGGCATCGGTGACGCTGCGTCCTGGCTGTGGAGCAAGGTCAGCGGCTTCTGCTCGAACCTGTTGAGCAAGATCAAGGGCTTCTTCGGAATATCCTCGCCGTCCAAGGAGATGGCGTGGGTCGGCGATATGCTCACGGCCGGTCTTGCCGACGGTATCGATGATTCTGCGAAGGTGGCCATCAACGCCGCGCAGGATTTGAACAAGGGTATCATGGATGTGATGGACGGTCTTGCGGACGATATGCAGTCTGCCGTTCCAAGCAATTTCAACCTGGACGCAGATGCTACGGTGCGCTCCGCAGTGAACGGCGCAACGGGTACGAACGGCGGCAATTCCTACGGTGCGCTCGTTTCGGTCGGTCAGATGATCGTCCGCAGCGAGGATGATATCCGCAGGATTTCACAGGAACTTTACAACCTGATACAGACAGGCTCCCGTGCGCAGGGACGCTTTTCAACGGCTTAAGGAGGTGGGCTGAATGGGCTTTACATACAACGATACGGCGTCTGCCGATATGGGCATCAAGGCTCGGCTCACCTCCTGGCAGGCCTGCGGGAGCCTTCGTAATTCCGCCGTCACGATTCCGGGCAAATACGGCGTGGCGGACTTCGGTGCGGATTTCGACTACAGAGAGATAAATGTATCCTGCAGCATTCCTCCGAAGAAGAACTTCCCGGCTCTCGTGTCGGCGCTGGACGATATCGCGCTGTGGCTCGATCCGTCTGACGGACTGAAACAGCTGATCCTTGACGATGTGCCGGACAGGTATTTCATGGCAAGGCTCAATGAAAAAGTGGACTGCGAAAGACTGCTCGTACGTTCGGCGGGCAGCTTCGACCTTAAGTTTTTCTGTCCCGATCCGTTCGGATATGCCGTGGAGGATGAGGAGTTTACCATCACTTCCACGGGAACGCATACGGTAAGAAGGACAAAGGGCAATATCTCATCCAATCCCGTGTACCGCATCAAGGGCATGGTCACATCTGGCGTGAGCAACTACATCACCATTACCACAAACGGCTCACAGCTGAAGGTCGTGAACGCTGCGCTTGCATCCACAGAAACGCTGGTGGTCGATACGGAGATGATGACCGCCTGGGTAGAGGACGGAAACGGCAATGTGCTGCGGAACGGTCTGCCGTACCTTTCGCAACTGAACTTCCCGACTCTTTCTGTCGGGAACAACACGGTCGCTGTGGCGGCGAACAACGCCACGTTTACAAGGCTTGCGATTGAAGCCAAGAGCAGATGGAGGTGACGGCGGATGTCCTTAAAAACGATACTCAATAAGCAGACGGACTTCACGGGCGAGTTCCCAGTTTCACTTGCTGGAGACGGGCTGTGGCGTTTCAACGAGGACGCTCCCGATGCCGACACCTGCCTTGCCGATTCCTCCGGCAATGGCCGTAAGGCATACATCAACAACTGGAGCGGAACGACAGCGTCCCTGACGGACGGCATCTTCGGCACATATTTCCGCATGAACATAAACAATCCGTCCTCGGAGAAAACATATCTGCGTGTCACGAATGACGGCAGCATTTTCTCTGATATCGGGGAACGGATCATTGTCGGCGGGTGGATGAAACCGACCACTTACTCCGTAGGCAACACATACACGCCGCTTCTTTCCACGAGAGCGGGAACAGGCAATCCGATATTCTATCTGTCCCTCATCCGGGGCAAGCCGAGGATCATGCTCTATAATTCCTCCGGCTCTCTGATACTGGATACCTCGGTCACGCCGTCCTTCAATCTTGAAAACGCTAAGTGGTACTTCATTACAGCGGTAATTGAGCCGGATAACAAGAAAGCCTGGTACGTGGTCGGCGATAAGGAAAGCGGTACGGTGTGGAAGTCATCCGCTTTGACCTTCACGGGAGAATTGAATCGCTCCTGCACGGCAGACCTTATCTGGGGAATGCTGAACAGTTCTTACTGGTACGCAGGCGGTTTTGACGACTGGTTTCTGGACTGCGATTCGGAACTGACCGCTGACGATCTCGTGGATTATTTCCGCTCCGCTGTCATGGCTAACGCCGGAGATACCACGGGAGATGTGGACGGTCTTACGGAAGAAAACGCCGTTATTTTAAGAGCGTCCTCCGGCGTGTATCCGACCGAGGGCGTCCTCACTACGGCGGCTGCGGAGTGCAATCTGTCCGGCACGGGGCGTGTATCCGTGACGAGCGAGTATGTCTCCGGCACGACCGCTGTCTCCCTTGTCGAGACTTCCACAAGCGATGACCTCATCACCTGGAGCGATTGGGTAGCTGTTCCCGCAGACGGTAAGCTGCAATCTCCCAACAGGGAGTACATTCGTTTCCGGGTGAAGCTGACCACGAATGATACAAGTATGACACCGAAGGTGGTGGATATCCGGCTTTACGATATCCCTCGCTCTCCCTATGAGAAGATCGGCTATGCCCGTCCCGTCGTTCTCGACAGCAACGGTGCGTGGGAGGCTGTGCTTGAGAACGCCTACGACATCATCGTCACAGGCGAGATCAACGGCGAGGATACGCTTTCCTTCAAGATTCCTTACCGGGACAGCAAGCGGACGTATATCGACAGCGAGAAGAAGATACAGATCGTGGATGATATCTACAAGGTCCGCACGGTCACAGACAGCAAGGATACGGACGGCAGTTCCGTCACGGAGGTGTATGCCGAGGCGGAGTTCTACGACCTTACTTTCTCCGTGCTGAAGGAAGAAAAGACCTTCGAGGCGGAGTACCCGGAAACCGCGATGGCTTACGCTCTTTCCGGCACGGAATGGGCGGTTGGCACGGTCAATGTGCGTACCAAGAGAACATGGACGAGCAGCGAGAAAAACGCTCTATCAATCCTCCGAAATGTGGCTGACCTGCACGGCGGTGATCTGGTCTTTGACTGCGCCAACAGACTCGTGCATCTGCTGACTGTGAACGGCAAGGACAGCGGCGCTCTCTTTGCCTACAGAAAGAACATGAAGTCCATCCAGAGGGTGGTCGATACAAGAAGCCTTGTGACCAGGCTATATGCTTTCGGAGCGGACGGGCTGACCTTTGCTGATATCAACAACGGCAAACCCTATGTGGAGGACTACACCTATACCAATGAAGTCCGTATTTCCACGCTGGACTGCTCATCGTTCACGAATCCGTACCAGATGAAGGAATATGCCGAGATGCGGCTGGCGCAGTACGCCAAGCCGACCATTTCCTATGTGCTGAACGCTATGGATTTATCTGTCCTCACAGGCTATGAGCATGAAGCGTGGGAACTTGGCGATTATGTGCGCGTGGAGGACAAGGAGCTGGGCATCTCGGTCACGACACGCATTGTGCGCCGGGAATACAACCTGCAGGAGCCGTGGAACACGGTGCTGGAGCTTTCCACTACGCTGAAGAACCTCGGCAGTTCCGCAAGCCAATGGGACAATGCAGCCGATACGCTGGAAGGCACGAGCATGGTATCCAACGATGATATCCGCGAGATGGTGCCGTTCAACCTTCTGCGAAACTCTCGCGCTGACGATGGGCTTGCCTACTGGACGAGTTCCGGCTTTGTGGCTGACGGCGAGAACGGCGCGTCCGGCACGGCGTCCTTCAAGGCGGAGGGCGTGTCCGGCATGACGAAAAGCCTCTCACAGACCGTGTATCCCGCCAACCGTGACAGCTATACCATTTCGGCGCAGATCGGTTCGGAGGATTTGGAGAAGCTCTCGGATTCCTCGCAGGTCGGCATCGAGGTGGTCATCGAATACGAGGACGGCACGACTGAGAGCCGTTTCATTGATCTGTACTGACGGAGGTGGGCTATGGTATTTTTCTCAAAAACACAGGCGAAGATATCGCCGGAGAATTACGGCGAGAGGGTCAAGTCCATCACCGTCCGCATCTGCATCACGAACTGCACGGGCAAGCTCTATGTGACGGACATACTCCTCCAGGCGGGAGCGGTCGCTACGGGATGGGTAGGACATCCCTGCGAGATCAAGTGGACGCTCGATGGGTGATATCCGCTTTATCCGGCTTGCGGAGGTCGTAAACAAGAAGCAGGACAAGCGTGTCGTGAGCGTTTCGGTCATTCCTACCGTCACCGACTGCTCCGGCACGATCTGGTTCACCGACCTTCAGCTGCAGGAAGGCTCCGCGCTGACGGGCTACGCTCCGCACACGGAAATCTGCCTAAAAGAATCGGAGAATGATCCTGTATGGTTCAACGGCGTGGTTCGCTCGGAAGAAACGGTGATCCTGTTAAACCTCGGCGGCACTTCGGCGGGACTGGACATCCACCTCTATCCGAAGAAGGACATGGAGGGCGGCACGGTCACGCTTGCCCAGGGCGTGGGCGGTCAGAAAGCCATCTTCCCGAACGCCATGTACGCGGGGGACGATGTGGCTCTGCTTGCGTCAACAAGGGAATGCACGAGGAACGGTACGAAGGAAACGAAGGACGGATTCTTCCAGTACAGTGCGGCATGGGACTCCAAGCACATCGTGTCCCTTCCACAGGGCAAATCCGCACAGCTTTTATACTCGATGCAGGAAATGGACGATGGAGGTGAACTGCTCTGATGGACACATTAAAGGGAAAGAAAATCATGGTGTGGACATTCATGGGAAACACCAGGATGTATAACGCTCTGCGTGATTACGGTGACCGCATCAGCCAGATCGGGCTGTTTTCCTTCAAGGTCAGGGCTACCGGGGAGATTTATGAAAGCGGCGTGGCGATCAGCAATATGCTCACCTACATCAACCGCTATCCGCATATCAAGTGGCTCCTTACCGTTGCGAATGACGGAACGAACAGCATCTTCCGAGCCTTGCGGGATAATACCAACGGCGCGCAGGATATGTTCCTCTCGGAGCTTATCCGCATCATGCAGAAATACCCGTGGTGTGACGGCGTGGACATAGACCTTGAGAAAGGTGATGGGTATTCAACGCATGAAGCATCCACGGCGATGTTCCGCAATATCTACAACACGGTCAAGGCATACGACTCATCCAAGCTGATGAACATCTGCCTGCCGGGTATGACTTCGGTCAACGGCTCGGTCGGCGGCGAGAACTGGTGCGTGTATGCCGACCTCAACGATTACTGCGATACCGCGTCCATCATGAGTTACGGCATGGCGTGGGCAGGCTCCGCGCCGGGACCGGTGTCCCCACGCTCGTGGCTGGAAGGCATCTACGACTACGCTTCACAGGTCATGGATACCGAGAAGGTGTTCCTCGGAATGCCCGCTTACGGCTGGAACTGGCAGATATACGACAAGCCTGCGAACATCGGCAAGACCTATCGCGGCACATCGCAGACCTACTATGCAGCGCAGAACTGGCTCAAGGGCGTGTATAACTTTACGGACGATCAGCCGCCGCAGCCCTTTATCCCGTTCGTGGGCTATTGGGACGATAATAACAAGGTGCCGTGGGCGCTTCCTCATGTGTACGACTATATGGAAGGACGGGACGCCGACAGCTATGAGTATCCGCAAATGAGTGGGACATACAACGGTAGACACTATCTGACCGCCTATAGCAAGCAGCAGAAAACGGAATTTGAAAACATCATCATCGACCATGACGGCGATAACTATGCAAGCGCGTCCGGCATTGTTTCCATCGAGAACGGTGTGGCTACGCTTGGCGATGAAGGTGCGGTCACCTACCAGTTTACCGTCAGCACGGCGGGAACTTACGATGTGGCGGTTCGGCTCTGTTATCCCTTCTGGGATAAGAACGGCATCTATGTATCACTTGACGGAGCGACCACGCACTTCACAGAGAGTCGTCTGTGGTGGCCGTACTGGAGAAGTACCTTCTGGACTACGCTTGCAAGCGGCGTGAGCCTTTCGGCAGGAACGCATACGCTGAAGATTTCCGTGGATGTGAAGGGCGTACAGTTTTACGGTTTCCGCGTCTGCGATTCGTTCTCCGAAGAGCCGTCCGCGGGAGAAGCGGTCTATTCCTTCTCCCCTCGGAAGTTCAAGGATGTGAACGGTGATTGGGTCGGTCCCGACAGAGGCTTCCGGCTGACGCTTGAAATGCTCCGCAGAAAGCCTGACTCTGCGCTCGTATGGTACGAGGATTTCCGGGACTACGGCGTGTTGGAAACAAACTACTGGACGGTGCTGTCAGGCTCTTGGGAAGTCTGGCGGTCGGAGGAATATTCGATGGAGCGTGTCTACTCCCAGCTTGACGGCAGCGGTCAGCTTGCGTGGAAGTATAACGGCTTCTCGGACATCCACCTCCGTGCAAGGCTGGCGTTCCCGGCAAACGGCAGCGGCAAGGCTGGCGTGTTCTGCGGGAACCTTTTCTGCTGTCTGAACTACGACAGTCAGGCGGTGGAATTATACAACGGTTCCACGCTCCTTGGCAGCTACAGCCAGGAGATCACGAGGACGCCGAACGCAGACCTTCGGACTGATCCGAATATGTACACGGTGGAAATGCGTATCCGCGGGAACAAGGTGCGCGTCTATTCCGGCTCGTCCTATACGCTGCGGTTTTCGGCAACGGTCAGCGGTTTTTCCGGCGGCTACGCAGGGTACCGTTCCGACAACAGGACGGTCTGCGAACTGATGCGCCTTGGGGACGCCTGGACTTATGAGCCTTATGAGCGGTTCGATGTGGTGATGCCGGACGGGACGCAGAAATCCTACGGCAGAATATCCCGCTCAAACTGCACATGGGACAGCGAGTTCCAGGTGTTCACGCTGACGGCAGACGTGGAGGAATCATCCACAAGGAGCGAGGACATTTCGATGGACTATGACTTTTTCCATTCGGACGATATGACCTCGCTTTCCTGCGGGAACGACTATCAGGCTACGGTCATTCCCGTGGACATCAACATCTGGATATCCAGACTGTTCCTCGGCGATGCGGACGGATTCTCCATCCTCTACTACCAGGACGTGGACTCCCTCGTCTATTGGGCGAACGAGGCGGCTTATCGGTGGAAGCTCCGTGGGATGTGTATGTGGTCCCTTGGGCAGGAGGACTTGCGGCTATGGGAATGGCTGCCGAAACAGGTCTGACACTATGAAAACAATACACAGTTTATGCCTCTGATATTTGTACAGATTATGCTCCGAATTAACTTGATAAATGTGCGGTTCAGAGTGATATATGTACATACC